CTGCTTGTAGTTCTGGCCCGCGCGAATCAGCACTTCCGGCGCCGACTCGAAGCCGGCGTAGTTGTCCATCAGCGCCTTCCACACGATCGCCATGTGGTACTCGACCGGGCACAGCGGCGCGTCGGCGTCAGCCGACAGCATCTGCGGCTGCAGCTCGCACTCGACCTCGATCCGGTAGACCGCGTTCGGCACCGGCGCGAACCACAGCGTGCGCGCGGGGTCCTCGGACCACACGACCTGGCGCGACTGGGTGGTGCGCTGTGTCGCGTAGAGGTAGACGTTGCGGAACGTCGACCAGTCCATGTAGTTCAGGATCTGTTCGTCGGCGTACGCCTGGCCCTCGGTCGACGCGCGGCCGGTCTTGTGGATGTAGCTGCGGATGCCGCCGAGGCTGGTCGCGATCGGGTAGGTGTTCAGCAGGTTGACCGCGGCGTAGACCTGGGCCAGCGTGTAGTTCGCCTGGCCGATCGTGGTGTCCCACTGGATTGTCTGCCGCAGGAAGTTCCACTGCTGCCGCTTGATCTGCATGGTGAGCCACGCGTCCTGCACCCAGCCCTTGAAGCGTGTCGCTTCGAGGGAGGGCAGCGTGCCCTGCAGCGTTGTGAGCGGTGACGTGGCCTGGGTTGAACCGGCCTCGAGCATCGCACGGTTCACCAAGGCCAGGTAGTTCATCAGTCGTTAACCTTCTCCAGCAGGATCGCGCGGATCCAGGCCATGCCCTTGGCGCCGGACGGATCGTGCAGGACGTCGAAGTTGTAGACCAGGCCGCTGCGCGCGACCATCGTGGCGCGGTCAAGGCTGACCGGGTCGCGATGCTGCGCGTAGCGCGTCTCTTTCATGCGGGCCAGCACCTCGACGTACTTGCGCTTGACTTTCGTCGGCACGTCGCGGAACACGACCTGATTCGTGGCGTTCACGGCCAGGACGACGTGGTCCGGCGCGTGCTCGTCGTAGCTCGGGTGGATCAGAATCTCGATCAGCTCGTCTTCGAACGCGGTCTCGGCCGCGATCTTGCGCAGGTCGGCTTCGCCGTTGACGGTGTCGATGCCGCCCGCTTCGTCGGCATGCACCACGTTGATCGCCGCACCCGCCAGCGCTCCGGCGGCCGCAGCCTTCTCGATCTTGCGCGAATTCAGACTCAGAGTTTCTTGACCCACGAGGCCCTCCAGTAAGTGCGGCGGGGGCCGCAGCCCCCGCGCGCCGCCGCCCGATTAGATCGGGTTGGACGGGTAGTTGAACAGGTTGTAGACGACGGTCGTGATGCCGGTGCCGCCCCAGGCGGTCTGGAACGTGACGCCGGAGATCGCGGCCGCGGTCGGCGCGCCCCACGCGGACGGCAGCTGCAGGCCGTTGGCGGCGTTGGTCGTGACGTTGAACAGCGCGATCGGCACGATGCCGGCGACGGCTTGCGGCAGGCTGGTGCCCGACACACCGGACACCGCGCCCGCGTTGCTCACCGGGTCGGCCTGGCCTTGCGGGGCCGGGATCGGCGCGCTGATCTGGTCGGCCGTGACGATCGCGCCCTGCAGGATGTAGATCGTGCCGGAGTAATCGAGCGCCCAGATGAAGTTGCACTTCTGGGAGTTGATCAGGTTCTTCGGAACGATCTGACCCTGGTAGGTCGAGCCCACCGCGCTCGGCAGGAACGTGCCGGCGGCGTTGGTCTGCGCGGTCAGGGTCTTGAGGATCCCGTTGACCGCGTAGGCCACCGTGTTCGCGGTGGTCAACGTGGTGGTGGTACCGGCCGACGCGCCCGCGCTCGACAGCCCGAGGTAGCCGCCGTTGGTTTCGGAAAGGTTCAACATGGCGAAACTCCTAACGAAAGGTGACCGGCGCGAAGGGTGCGCTGCCGGCTGGGGCGTTGAAGAAAGTCGAGGTCACGCCCGTTGCATTGAGGTTCGTGGTACCGCCGACGAATGGGTTGGTTGCGTTCTGGATGATCACGCCGCCCACGATCACAGTCGGAATCGAGTCGGCCGGCACCGGCCACACGAGCCCGACCAGCGAGGTCGCGGACGCCAGGATCGTTGGCGAGATGAAGCTGTACAGGGTTCCGTTGGCATCGATGCCGAACAGCACGCACCCGGTCTGTCCCGCGGCAAGACTCAGCCCGGTCAGCGCGGGGAACGCGCTGCCTGCGGCCTTGCTGACCACGGCGCCATTGATCATCGCGATCAGCGGGTTCGAGCCGACCACGGGGGTCGCGAACGCACCCGTCGCCAGGCCCGCGGGCGCGATGATGTAGTTGTTCACGCACCAGAACAGCAGCTCGGTGATCGCTTGCCGGGTCAGGCCGTCCGAGAGGTAGGTGAGCCACTTTTTGAAGAATTGCCACATGGTCGTTGTCCTTTGGATTTGGAGGTTGGGTCGTAGCGCGGCTACGACCCGCGCGCCTTACAGCGCGGTGACCCCGGCTTCCAGACGGACCAGCCAGGCTTCGTTCAGCCGCGCGGCCGCGAAGTAGGTCTGCGCGCCGACGTAGCCGAACTGGCCCAGCGGGTTGGCGTGGTTGGTTTGGCTCGCCTTCAGCACGATCGGCTTGATGCTGGCCATCCCCTTCAGCGCCACCTGGCCCCAGGCATCTTCGCCCAGGCACAGGAACGGATAGACGTCGACCGCGGCGCCCGCTTGCGACAGGCAGCCGTTGATGGTCGCGGACCCGCCGGCCAGGAACGGCCGAAGCAGCGGCGAGGTGATGAAGCGGAAGTCCTCGCACGCGCCGATCTCGCGGTCGTGGATCGGCTTGAAGCTGCCGTAGTCCTCGACCCGGGTGAAGCCCGGCAGGTTCCGAACGTCCGCCATCGCGTCGGTATGAACGAAAACCAGGAACGTCGGCTGCACGGCGCGGGTCGCGAAGTTCGGCCCCGGGGCGACGCGCGAGGTGATCCGCTTGGCGCGGTTCGCTTCGAGCGAGCGCGCGACCTTGCGCAGCGCATTGATCGAGATCACGCTGTTCACGTTGGCGCGCGAGGCGACGCCGCCGGCGTAGACGACACTGGAGCCGACCTTCAGGGTGCCGTAGCGGACGAGCTCGAGCACTTCGGCGAGGGTCTCGCCGACCAGCTTTTGCATCTCGACCGGCACGTCGTCTTCGTACAGCTGCTCGACCTTGCTCGAGAACTTGAACAAGATGCCGAACTGCTGCAGTGTGACGGTGATGTCCTGGAAGGTGATGGTGTTGCTGTTCGGGGTCGAACCTTCCGCCAGGATGAAGTCGGAATAGTTCAGGCCGGTCGCGCCACCAGGCGTGCCGACATACCGGGTCGTGTTTTCGATCGCGAGGCCGGCGGTGGTCGCACCGAACGGCAGCGTGCGCCGGAACACGATGGTGTCGGTCGCGTTCATCGACAGCTCGCGCTGCGTGCCGAAGTCACCGAGGACGGTGATCGGCTCGGCGTGTTCGAGCATGCCCATCGCGGCACGAATGAGGTTCCGCGAGGGCGCGGTGCCGTATTGTTGAATCGCCATGACTGGCTCCTACGAATTGGCGGCCTGGCGCCGGCGCGATAGCGCTGCGGCTTCCTGGGCCCAGATTTGTTCGGGCGTGAGCTGATCGTCCGACAGCCTGGTGGCCGGCGGGGACGCTCGACGTACGGGCGCAGCTGCCGCGCGCAGCTTCTGCTGACGTTCCGCCGACACGTCGCGAGTTGCATCGCGCTGCGCGGCCTTGAACTGATTCAGCACTTCGATCGATTCGGCGGCCGATTGCGACTTGAGGAACACCTCATTCGCCTTCGGGTTCGCTTCCCGGAACTTCGTGAACGCCTCCGACTTCACGACGTCCACCCAGTCCGGGTGGCGCGCGGTGAGCCGTACTTCTTCCTGGACGCGTGCGGACTGGGCCCGCATGTCGTCGAGAGTCTTCTGGACCTGCTGCTGCAGGGCCACGAATCGTTCTTCGCCCACGTTCGCGGCGCGTTCGGCCGCGGTCTTCGCGTCGACGAACTGCTCCATCGCGTCGGCCCAGTCGGGGAAGTCTTTCTTCAGCTCTTCCCACTTGGCCGGCGTCTTGAACGCCGCTTTGATCGCCTGCTCGTTCGGCGCACGCTGCACGGCTTGCGCCGCCTTGCGCGCCTGCTCCATCTCGCTTTGCAGCGATCCGACGCGCCCGGCGGTACTCGCCACGTCGCGCCGCAGTGTCTCGAGCAACCCCTTCAGGTCGCCGAACTGGGTGGCCAACTCCTGAAGCTCGGGCGGCAGCGTCGAAGCCTGCCCCGGAGCCCCCGCGTTCGCTGCGGCATCGGCTTGATCGCTGCCGCCTTCTACCGCGTCGTCATCCTCTGGTTCGTCGGTCGCGCCGGCGGTTTGCGCCGCCGCGCGCGTGAGCAACTCTTCGTTCCAGATCTCTTCCGCGGTTTTGTCGGCCACGCATCACCCCTAGTAGCTGTCCATCGGCACCTCGGCCGACGAGAAAATTGCGCGGTTCTTGGTCGCAGCACCGCCGAGCTGCATCTTGGCCGCGTGCTCCTGCTGGAGAATCCGCGGCAACTTCAAAAACTCGTT